CACGGCTTCACTTTCTTGCTGGCCTCAATCATTCGACCGCCGCCGACATGCCGCTTGCTTCCCTGCGGTGCTGGTGTGCCGAACACGCGCAGGCAGATCACTTCGCCCCCTCGGTCTTCATGTCGTCATAAAACGAAACCTCAATGCCAGACTTCCGTGCGCGTTGCAGGCGTTGCACAAAAGATTTAGGACTCATCCCAAAGATGCGTGAAGCGACAGTGACCTTGCCTTCATGACGTGGCCACGTCCACACGAACTCGTTGACGAAGTCACGGGCGCTCATGTTGTCGGGGTTCACAATCCACACATCCCGCACACGAGACCGTCATTGGTGTACTGGTGGGGCATCTCGGCCTTGCAATAGTCGCAACGCAACCATGCCCGGCGTGGGTGCTTTTCGGCGTAACACAACCGATGCACCCAACCGAAATCTTCCAACTCGATTGGTTCCCCTGGCTGAATCGTCAACGTGCAGGCAGCACAACTGAGTTTGATTTTGGCCTTCACAGCAGAACCCCCTGTGCAACCTCTTGAGCAACAGCCCCGCTGCCTTTGAATAAGTCGTCAACAGTGTCTTGCTCAGGGTCGTAGCCCAGCATGTCCAACACCCATCGCGTCCATGCTGGCGGCTTCGAGCCAGCAAACGAGCCGCTAGGGTGCGGGCAGGTCAAAACATCTGGCACTGGTGTTTCAACGTCAACCACACGTCTGCGACCTGCTGGGACGTAAACAAGTACAGGCTCCCATCGTCTGCGTGGGTGCGAACCTGTTGGCATAACCCGTGGGTCATGCCAAACGCAGATGCGTGTGCGCTCAGGAACCCAGTGAAGATAGTGACGAAGGTTTGTGGGCAGCATTGCAATTGCCCATCCGTCATAGTCCTGGCAAAGTTGCAAAACCATTTGCTTGTGTGTTTCGGGGTTATCCCATAGGTGCGCGTCTTTGTGCCTGTCAGCCTTGAATGTCTGGTTGATTTGTCCGCCAAGATTCATGTTTGCCTTTTTTGTTTCTCCATAAAACATCTCAGCCTTGCCAAGATAAGGCGGGTCAGCGATGCATAGCTTCACAGGAAACACCGCTTGCGTTGCGCTGCCCAATGTGACTGACCGCTGCCGGCGCCTTCCCAATTCAGGACTGTGGCAAAGGCCATGTGCTGATAGAACGGCAACCACTTGTGCATCTCGGTCGCGCGCAGTTCACGCGCAACCTTGCGGCCACGCACATCACCGAACATGACGCGCAGTTCGGGTGTCATCATCCACGTTGCGCCCGATGTCAGCGCCTTAGTGAATTTGAACCCGCCAAAGTAACCATCAGCGCGGGCAGTTGAAAACCAATTTGAACGTGACTCGTAATGCAACACACACAACGTGTATTTGCGCTGGCCTTTGATCCAATACTTTCCCTTGTACGGCGTTGACTGACCGTGCATGATGGGCGCGGTTGCTGGCGCGGTGAGTTGTGGCATTTGTGCATCAGCGGAGGGACTAAGCGCTATGGCTGCCGATAAGACAGCGGCCATGATCATCGAACGTCCCGATGCCGTGCCGCCTTGACTTCAGCACTGAGGCGCTCAGCAAGATAGAACTCATCCTCACGCCGCTGGCGGTTGCTTTTGATGATGGTGGGCAGGCTCATCACTGTCAGTGCCAACGCGCTGAGAACGGAGAACGTGACGAATGCGGCGAAGGCCGTGAGAATGATGCTCATGCGCCTTCACCCCTGATCAGGCTTAGGCGTCCGGTGGGGTGCTTGAGTCGGGCGTTGGCAACGATTGCGTCCACCATGTCATCGAGGTCATCAAGGGCAGCCTCGTGGGCTGCCTGAAGTGCGACCAAATCACGGTGGAGTAGGTCGGCTTCGTGGTCGGCTGTGAGGCGGTGGCCACGCTCAATTTGCCAGAGCCACAGGCCAAATGCGGCACTCAGTGCACATAAACCAACAAGAAATGTCATAATGAAGGTGTCCTATCTGAAGGGATTGGATGCCCCCCTTGACTCAAGTACCGTCGAAAGTTTCAGAGTCAAGGGGGGAGCTTCATTCAATTGTCAGCACGAGGCTGGGTGCTTCACCCCGGAGGTTTGGGTTTTTGCATTACTGGGAACCTAGTGCCATTTGACCGGTCATTTTCACAAACATGTTCGGTCAAAAGGTCAAACACTCAATGTCGGGCTGTGGATAACAATTTAGAATGAGCAACGAAAAACAGCCGTCAGCCGCCTAATTGGGGGGAATCGGCGGGTGACGGCTGAAAACTCAATAGCAATGTCTTGCTGGGGGGCAAAAACATAAGGGCTGCAACGGTTTTATCCGCTACAGCCCCAACGCTCCCCCATCTGGACTCGAACCAGAAACCCTTCGATTAAGCGTAGTTACCGGCGGGTAACAATCGTGTCGTGAGTCAAGGGTTTTGCTTGTGGACAACTGGGGCTGAACCTATGCTAAAAGAAATTGAAAGTTTTACACCCTCTCGGGCGTGTCGGACACGTTTAACACATCTGGGGGGGGGCGGGGGGATAATGGCCGATGCTTCACCGAACCACTCCAAGCACCTGCTTGACCTTTACCTGACGTGGTTTAACTCAGGCAACCCGGCAGCAGGCACCATCAAGATCAGGCGATCACACATTGAAACCCTGATGGGGCACTTCCCTGACCTGACCACGGTGACCGAGGACGACCTGATTAATCACCTGTCAAAGGCGTCGTGGCTGCCTCAAACCCGAAAGTCACATCGGTCAAGCGTTCGCAGTTTCTTCGGCTGGGCGTATAGGTATGGGCACATCACGCCTGACCCCAGCCTGAACCTGCGCCCGATCCGCACACCCGTCACCCGCCCACGCCCAGCGCCAGAGACGAACGTGAAGCGCGCAGTGATGTCATCAAACCCAACCGAGTTGGTGCTGGTGCTGCTGGCAGGCTACGCCGGGCTACGGCGCATAGAGATCGCCAACCTGCGCCAAAGCGATGTCACCGACTGCCTACACATCACCGGCAAAGGTGGACGCCAACGCCGCATCCCCATTCACCCGGTCTTGATCGAGCCACTACGGGCACAAATGGCGCGTCACCGTGACAGCCAATGGGTGTTCCCCAGCCGCTTGCAACCTGAGTTGGATCGCCCCGTGTCCGGCGATTGGGTCAGCAAGACACTCAAGCGCCTACTCGGTGGGGAACTGACAGCCCACACCTTGCGCCATAGGTTCGCAACCAAGGCATACCAGGGCAGCAAGGACATCAGGGCAGTACAGGAATTGCTAGGACACTCCAGCCCCGCCACGACCGCTGTCTATACCTTGATTGAGGACGATGCCTTGGCCGCTGCCGTGAGCATGATCGCCTAGAACCGTACGCTTTTCTGTACGCTCTAAAAAATAGTTTGCATTTCTTTGTGTTTCCTGTTGACATCTCAACAATTAGGTGTAGAGTTCTCTACATAAGGGAACAACAACCACAAAGGGGAACGAAATGAACAAGCACACAGCAATCAACGAAAAGACCGGCCAAGTGTTTACGCGCAACAGCGCCACAAGGATTTACGCCTACGCTGTCGTTGTGGATTTCTACAAGACCGATGGAACCGTTGAAACCCCGTGGGTTGCGACTTGGACTTCTCGATTAGACCTCGCCCAAGGTATCAAGGCAAAGGATGACCGGGAATTAAGCGTGGCTTGTGCCAAGGACGCGACCGTTGAGCGCTTCGAGGTTCAGATCCTGAAAGCAGAGGTGAAGTGATGATGAACACCACCCAACTTCACTGGGTCAAGTCCTACAATGGTGGCATGTTCACCTATACGCCAGCAGGCGCCACCATCCGTGAAATTGCTGGCGCGTGGTTCGTGTTCGACATTGAGGACGTATTTGTTGCGCAGTACGCAACACGCGATGAAGCAGTGGCGGTGACGGCATGAGCGTTACGCCTGCACATATGTGTGACGATTGTGGAAATGCTGTTGAATGTAATGGACACGCCATGACTGATCGGCTTGAAATTGCCGGCAAGGCGTGGAAGAAATCAAAAGAAACCGAACGCGCCCGTGCCGCTGATCTTTACGTTGCAATTAGAAACTATTGGGACAATGGCGGGACTGAAGTTAAAGCCGCCGAACTTGCCGGCGTTGACCGCATGACTGTCAGGCGCGCTCTTGGCAAACTATAAAAGCAGAGAATGCCCCCCAACCGTCCTAAGACAGTCAGGGGGCATTCAGCCGGCGCGAAGGGGTCGCCAGCCTCAGGGGTCAAGTCTTTATTCCTCATCGTCGGTGTAGTAATCCTCACCGGGCATTTCGGCGGCGCGTTCAAGGTGGGCACTAAAGCCGATGGGGTTTGCTTCACGCTCTGGCGCTGGCGCTGACGCCTCAACAATTGCTAGGTAGATGCTGCTCATTGATTTCAGCAGCTCTTTGACCTCGCGTTTTGTGTAGTCGCAGTCCGTGACTTTCAGCACGAGGTCGCCCACTTGCAGATGTAGTTTCACAATGTGCCCAAGTCTTGCGCCAGTTGCAAATAGGCGCGGGCATCAAGATAGTTGTCGTCCTTGCGCCCCGCCGCCATGCGTGAAATTTTCACCAGCGACATGCACACACAGACCTGTTCCACCGTGATCGTGGTGCCAAGGTATGCACTCCACAGGTCAGCGGTGCGTTGCAGGTTCACCCCTGCCGCGCCGTAGTCTTTGCCGCGTTGCTCAATGATGTCCATTAGCAAGCCCTCGTTTGACCGTTGCCAAGCACTTTGTTGAACACACCGCAGACACACAGCGCCTTTGGCCATGCACTTGACCGCGCATAGATCACGCCCACCGGGGTGAGGTCAGAACTGCCGCATGAATGGCAGGTGGTCATGTTGCCGTTAAACAAACCGGCGTGAACACCTTTTATCCAGCCACCCTGTGCCAGCAGCAGATATAGCTTCTCAGTAACAACGACGTCACGAATGTTGTACTGCTTAAACTTTGCCCACGCCGCCGGGTCGTTGTCGAGGACTCGTTTCCATAACTCCATGCCGCCAGTTTCTAACTTGGTGGGCAGCCCGACAGCCTCGGTGACGTAGCCAAGTTTATTGGACAGGAATTTGAAGTTGGCGCGGTTGATTCTCAGCAAGTCAATGTCAACGAAAGGTGAGACAGGGCCAAGGCCGGCAAGTAAAAACTCACGATTCATGTGCTTGGTATCGAAACCGATACCGTTATAACTGACAAGGATGTCGGCTTCATCAAGTAGCCGCCAAGCCTGCTCAATCATGTCTTCACGGCTGGTGTGAAACTCAGAATAAAACTCGGTGCTTTTCTTGTCTAGCCACTTAGCTGCGAAACACAACACCCGTGACGGTTCAATGATTTGATTGATGCTGTGGTTTTGATTCCAGAGACTGAAGCCGTACAGAATCGCCGGGCTTGTCTCCAAATCCCAAATCAGTATCTTTGGTTTTTTTGCTAATTCTGCAAGTCTTTGCGCGAGCATAGGCACATCCCTCTTCGATGTCGGCCAATCGGTGTGTCGCTTATTTCGTGACCTTCCTCAACGAGTACCCGCCAGATTGTGCGCGACTCAATGGCAGGATCAGCGAGTGCAGCCTCTAACGCTGCGCGGTCGTCCTCAGTCATAAACGAAAGCAGCAAACCCACGGTGCATGGTGGGCCTTTGCGCGCTGTCTTAGCCTGAGTGAACTTGTCGGCTAGAGCCACGGGCGCAGCCTTGCTGTCCAATCTTTCTTAGCCTTGGCCGTTCGTGCTAGGCACGGCAGCGGGAACAGCGCGCCGTCTTTGACTGCCGCCTCAGCGAAGGTGATGTGAATGTGCTGATAGTGCCCGTAGCCTTTGCCACGAAACTTCCACCACGTTGCTTTGTATGTGCCGCTGGCAACTTGATCTTCATAGACAACGTGCAATACTCGATCCGAGCCAGGCAACGTGCTGCGGCTGTATGCGAGCAACTCGTTGGCGAAACGCTTGGCAGCGCCGCCATTGCGCCATTTGCCTTTGCCAAAGTTCTCATCAATATCAATGGCGAACACAAGACCGCGCTTGTCAGGGTTGTGGAATGAGGCACGTTGTGAATGTGCAGCATCACCAATCCAACCATCGCTGCGCTTGTCGCGCTTAGGCCAACGGCGGTTTACTTGATCGCGCAGGGTCACGCCAGCCTTTACCAACTTCGCCATCAGATTTCTTCCTTCACAAAAGAGGCGCTTCCTTTGTCTGCGGTGCCGGTGGCAACAATTGACATCAGGATTGATGTGCAAGCTGCAAGGGCTGCAACGCTGCCGGCTTGAACCCAGTCAACTTCCAACACGCCGCTGACATCTGTTGCCCACAATGCAAGCAACGCCTGCGCCGCCGTTCGGATCGCTCGTTCAAGTGCTGTCATTGCGAATACTTTGCTGAACATGATGCATCCCTTCATCAAAAAAGCCACCCGAAGGTGGCCGGTTGGTGTTGCTGTTGAGTTATTCGTTTAAGTGCCAAGTGATGTGATCGTCAACCTTGCTGCGAACGTCGCGCACATCCGACTCAATGCGGTTGAGTTGATCCTTGGTAGAGCTGCCGCCGTTGGGCTGCAAGTCTCGGCGCATAGATGTCACTTGCGCCTTGATCACCCACATCAACCCACCGAGTACAGCCGTGACAATAGAGAGCGAGACAGCAACAAGGCTGATGATTTCGCCAGCGGTCATGTCATGCCCCCATCACCATGAAAGCAAACGGGGCAGAGTCAGCGCCAGCACCATCGGCTCCGGCGGGGCCTGCCGCTCCGGTGGCACCCGCGGCTCCTGTGGCGCCGACAAGGGACGCCAGCCATGCGGTTTCATCACCTTCAAAGCCGTTGACGACAGCAACTTCATAAGCACTTAAACCGTCACTGCCGTCAACACCGTCACTGCCGTCAGCGCCGGCGACACCGTTAGATCCTGCCGGCCCTGTTGCTCCGTCATCACCGTCAGCGCCAGCGGCACCCGTGGCTCCAATAAGGGACGCCAGCCATGCAGTTTCATCACCAACGAAACCATCATTGACAGCCACCTGATACGCACTAGCGCCCTCAGCGCCGGCGTTACCATCAGCGCCCAACACGACCGTGGAATACACAGGGGTCACGTTGACTGTCGCTGTTGTAGGCGTGGACACAGTGACGGTGGATGCCGCCGGTTGTGTCAACGTAATGTCGCTCATTTTGTAACCTCGGGCGTGATCGTAAACTTGCCCTCAAGCAGTCGAGTAACAACACCACTGGGCGAGACAAGTTCAAGGTCATACAGTGCAACCTGCGCCGTGATCGCCGCCGTTGCTGTTGCATCAAGGGTCAAGCTGACTGTGCCAGCAACGCCGCCAAGGGTGATGCCTGAACCTGTGGTGATGGACAGGATTGCTGTCGGTGAGTCGTAACTTGACCGCACCTGCATCCGAGCTGTGTACCCCGTCAGGTCAACGGCAACGTCACTAATTTTCCATGTCAGTTCATATTCCCAGGTTGCGCCCTGATACATCGTAAGTTCAAAGTTTGCTGGTTTCTGCATCAGGAACCTTCCCGTAGTTGTGTTAATTAAATGCTTGGTGCTTCAACCCATACAAGGATTTCTTCATCCCACACCCAAAAACCTTCAGTGGGCATTGGTGATGGAGCCTGCCAGTCATGGTTCTCATCAAGAGTCCATGAAGGATACGGTTGTGGGGCGATAAACACATCCGCTGTCGGGTCATACGTGAACCCAATCCCAGCGAACTGCTTGCGAATTGTGGAGTTGTAACTTGTTTGCACCCAAGTGCCACCAAGGTTGTTCACGATCCATGTGTAGCCTTCGTCCTGATCCTCGTTGCTGCCAACGATCACGCGAAGGACAGTGTTGTTTTCGTCTAACTCAGCCCAATGAGACATAGTGTTTTCCCTTTCGTTTATTGTGCGACTGCTGATTTGAGGTAGCGAATGATTACGATTCCTGAACCGCCTGCGTATGCAGTTGATATAGCACCACTACCACCGCCTCCGGTGTTAGCACCACCAGCCGCATTACTTCCACCACCACTTGTTGCACTACCCACCGAACTTGGCCCATGACCTCCACCACCACCAGCGCGACCCACAGCCGAACCTGTTATGGATGATGAAACGCCAGTGCCACCAGCGCCTCCGTTGTTTAATGAAGCATTACCGCCAACCCCACCGGAACCACCACCACCGCCACCAGCGATTTCACCCACATTCGTAGAATTAAAATTGTTGCCACTTGCAAAACCTTGACCGGTTGTACCAGCACCCCCGCTGTTGGGTGGATTTGAATTGCCAAAGCCTCTTGTTCCACCGCCAGAACCTCCCGTGCTGCCCGTCCCATTGGTAGCGTTGCCGCCGTAGCCGCCGCCTGTTGCTGTAATAGTTGCAAAAACACTACTAGAACCATTTGCTGCGTTATTGCCACCCGCACCGCCACCACCAACTGTTACTGGGTAACTTGTTGCAGTAAGTGTTAGTTGTGATTCAGCACTCGCACCGCCACCAGATGACTCACCGGCAACGGATGAACGATAGCCACCAGCGCCACCACCTCCACCGCCGTTAGCGCCCGTGTTTACACCACCTCCGCCACCACCGGCAACAACAAGGTAGTCAACAACAAGGTCACCACCAGTGACCGTCAACGTGTCAGATGCCGTGAACGTCCTATAAAAATATGTGTCATCAGAGGTGAGTGTTCCACCTGTTAACGATGGTTTCGTTGGGACGGGGTAACGGACAATGACAATGCCGGAACCGCCGTTGCCTGAACTTCCCAACGTGCTGTAACGACCACCACCACCGCCGCCGGAATTAAGTTGTCCACCAGTAGCAGCGGAAACGGTGTGAGTGCAACCATTGCCTCCACCACCAGAACCACCA